ACTTTCCTTTCTCAATTCCCCACCCGTAACTATTTTAAATTCAATAACTTATAAACTATCTTCTTTTTTTGAATTAAATTACTCCTTTGTCAAGCCGATTCTTTTAGAATATCAAACATGAAAAATGTCATATCTTCCTTTAACCTGGCTATGAGTAGAACGCGATAAGAGAAAGGATGATTTTATGGATTTAAGCGGCATCTCCATTGCTACGGTTCTCGATCTCATTAACAAGATTTTTAAGGGAAAGGAGAGCCCAGACGTCATCCGACTTAAGGAGTACATTATCAGCATAGAGGCGTCCAAGATCGCGTTGGATAAAGAAAACTCTCAACTCAGAACGGAAAAGGCGGAGCTTATGAAGCAAATAGCCGAGCACAATAAATGGCAAAAGGAAAAGGAACTGTACGAAACGCACAGGTTGGAAACCGGGACCTGGGTGTACCGCCTTAAAGGTACTGACCAAAAATTTTGTCCAAGATGTTTTGTCGAGTTCCATGTCCCTATCCATTTACAGCCTCACACGTATTCTCATGAACACATTAATTACTGCCCAAAGTGTGACAATAAATTTGAAATTACTAAATTCCTTTGGAATAGTCCGGATCGATCTATCCCGGAAGATTCCTACTAATCCACCTCGGGGGTTTTTAAAATGAGTGATTCTCCAGCTACGCATTGCAATATGTTTACGGTCAATTGTGACAAGAATCACCTATTTCTTGAATTGTATTACAGAGACGTTGGCTCTCCGGTTAGGCAAGAGCCCGGGAATCATTTGATTGCGAAAATCGTCCTTGATCATATATCAGCCGCTCATCTTGCGTCAGAGGTCGTAAAACACTTGAAATTAAACGGTCCGGAAGACCAGGGCAAACGACCTTAGTTGTTTCTATCATTACATCTTTATTAATTTCTTTTTCTGTAACTAATTTCACAATCCACCTCGGGAGTTTGAAATGTCAGAGACAAGAAAGATTATCAATTCTCTTATCGAATTCAGCGATAAGGTGATTTTGCCGGTATTTGAAAAGGTTGCTTTGATTGCTTTGTCGCCCATATACATTTTCTTTGCGGCTGTGATTTGCCTAGGTCCTTTAGTCTTGCTTTTTTTTGTTTTGTTCAGGTCAGATATCATAATTAAATGGCTAACTTCCGCCTTCTAATAGGTCAGCAATGTCCTTTCCTAGAACTCGCCGCATATTCTGATTCCTTGCGCTATTAATAAAATCAAAGGCAATATCACCGCTTTGACCCATAGGAACCCAGAGATTCCCGTAAAGCCTAGCCTGTATTCTTGGAGATGCACCAGCCATTACTAAAGCAGAATTTGCGGTGATTTCCGGCCTTCCAACAAACATACCCCCAAGTCCAAAAGTTGAAGCGTTCTGCAAAAGCCTTCCCACTTGCCCACTCGCCATCCAGCTATTAATAGTTTCCCGATCCTCAAGAAGCTTTATGGTGTCACCGAGCGCCTTTTTCTCCTCCATGAGCTGTTGCCGTTTCTGTGTCCGGTAATTCTGAATCAGGCTTCTTTTCTCGGCGTCTTTAATCGAAACATCCTGCCTCTGCTTTTTCACAAGCCCTCTAATGCTGTCTTCGTTCTTCCTTTTGGCAAGCTTGTAATAAGCAAGGGATTCTGTTCTGACGCGGTCTATATCGTTTAAAGATTCCTTGATTTTAGGCAAGAGTCTGTCTTTTTCCGGGAGCAGGGCATCGGCTTTCTGCATGGTCTGAAGAGCCGCTTTATCTCCCTTCTGAATGGCTCTGACAGCCTTATCAACGTCAGGAATCAAGGCTCCGTTCGCGTCTTTCTTAAAAAAGCTGTCAATGGCCTGATTGTATTTAGGCTTCATCTCAGCAAAGGCTTTGTTGGCTTCGGCGAGTTTCGGAAGGGCTTTTTGTAATTGTGGGTTATCGCTGATTAAATTCGCGGGATTTATCATGCGAGAGATTTCAGCGTAAACCTGCCCAAACTGGTTTGAACCGCTCTTGAACTTCGTGTTTGCAAGCTCCTGAAGCTGGGTTTTCAGAGTCTGAAGATAAGAAAGTGGGATCTCTCCGGCTTGGCGGTATGACATTAAATCCCCAAAGATCGTCGAGAATTCTTCAACATCGCTGACGCCAAGCTTTGTTCTCGGATCTATTTTGCTTCCGAAGTTACTGAGACTGATAGGAAGCTGGCCAAGATTCGCTTTTTCCGTGACCATTTGCCGAATCTTTGGGCCGATGTCTTTATAGGGAATCGCTATAAAAGGATCATCGTCAAGAACGGACTTAATCGCATCACCAACCGCCTTTCCGCGCTCCTCTTCAATTCCCTTTAAGATCCCAAGGGATTTCTCATAAGATCCGACAAGCTTCTGATTTGCCGTTTCCATCGCGCTCTTTACTGCGGAATCACCCTTCTCTTTTAATCCCTGAAGGGTCGTCGCGCCGCCCTGGCGTACACCGGAAAGCGCCTCTCTCTGCGCTTCTCGGATGGTGTTAATAGCAGAAGTCATCTTTTCACGAGAATCAAAAATCTTGTCATCCCATTGTTGGCGCATAGCCTCGAGGTTTGCCATTCCGGCTTCTTTAGTTTTTTCGATGTCTATGGGAGGTTCGCCTTTGGGTGGGAGATATTTTTTAGGATCAGCAACAAAATCCTCTGCGAGCTTCTTGTCTCCTGTGCTTAACCGAAGAAGCATCTTTGTTGCCGATCTCCCAAACCTTCTTCCATAATCCCAAGCCGCTTGAGCCGCAGGGAAAGCAAGCCCGACTGTTGCCCCGGCAAGAGCGCCTTCAGCCGCAGGCTTAAAGCCCTCACCTATTTTTTCCATAGCTTCAACCGCCGCGAACTGCGCCGCCTCTGACATGCTTTTGAATTGAGCCAGTTTAGGGGCTATCTTTAGTCCTTTCAGCAAAGCCCCGCCCTGCTCAAATTCAGCGATAATTCCAGGGGTTTCACCGATGGCCTCGTTAATAAAACGTGCAATTTTAGGACTAGTGGAACTCGGGACATTTTCAGAGAGATTCATATAAGCTTCTACTGACTGCTTGGGAAGGTTCAGATTGTCTGGAACGCCTACCGCGTCAAGAATCCCAGCAAGCGGGCGAGAAACGCCTGCCATGCCTCTTGTGAAACCTCTGGCAATGTCAGATCCCGGGCCTTGAATCAAGCTCTCAATAAACTGATTTTGAGGAAATTCAACCTTTACCGGCTGAGCCTCTCGATTTTCGTCGATAAACTCAATGCGGTTCTTCGGCGCTTCGTCAATAAATTCAATAGGCATTAAAGTTTACTCCTCACACACCCGTTATTACCAAAGCCATGAAATTAAGCGAAACAACAAAGTATAGGATAGCCCGTACAGGAAAGTTCTTAATTGCATGTCTTGCCAGCTGGGTTTTCCAGAAAGTTTTTGATCATCTGCATCAAAGCCGTAGCCTAAAGGCTTTAGGTAGTAATGTTGTGACATTCCTAACAATAAGAATAGAAATGCCGTTATTCCCACTTTTAATAGCATTTGCCACCCTTTTTTATTTTGCTTTCTATAAAATTAAATTCACTTATGTTTATCAGGGTGAATTTTAGATTACTCTCGCCTTTTTGCCGCCCACCATGATTATTGAACCCTTTGGAAGATTGGCCGCTTCTGCTTCTTGAAGACTGGCAAAAGATTTTACCTGCCCTGCGCCTCCTATTTCGTAAGGCTTGAAGGGGTCTATACCAGAAAGTACAGTTTCGGGTTTTACGCCAAAGGCAGACGCTCTTTTCTCAAGACCCGAAATGCTGTCATTGAACATGCGCCCTCTTTCATTGGCGATAATCTTTGCCGCCGTCACAAGGTCTTTTCTATCTGCTGCCGTGAGTCCAGCGCCGCCTTTCTGAAATTTACCTAAAGCGCCGAGGATGCGATTGACTGCCGAAAGGTCGGCCTGCGTCCTCGCGTATTCGCTTTCTCTGACCACTGAACCAGGATCATTGATTTTGTTAAACGTGGTGATTAAGGCTTGGTCAAGTGCGTTATTACCGTCCAAAGCGCCGTCCTTTGCCTTATTAAGCAGTTCGTCCATCTGCCCGACGCGGCCCCTGATTTCATTGAAGCTCTTTGTTTCCTCTGACTTTAAAAAGTTGTCCTGAATCTTAAAGGCTCTATCGAGCGTTTCTTCGCCCGTTGTAGCGTCAAAAGTCGGCCCCGCTGGAGTGAGGCCTGAAAGCTGAAGGCCTGACCCGCCTCCGCCCATTGCGCCTTGAAACATCTTCAGTTGAGCTTGTTTAAGCTGAGTATCGAGCAAGTCCTCTTCGCTCATCAAGGAAGCATCTTTAGCAATTCCACCTGTTTTAGGGTCATAGCGAAGCCCTGCCTTGGCAAGTGTCGCTTGAGTCGTTAAGTTCTTCAAAAGATTATCCTGCTGGGTTTGCCGTGCCTGCAAGAAGGTATTCACCGCGTTAGGAATCGCGCTAAATTCCGCTTCTCTCTGCTGATCCTGGTACTGCTTTACCGCTAAAAGTTCTTGCAATAGACTCATATCATCACCTTAATTGAAAAGATTTTGGTTATTCAAAGCAAGAAAAGATTCAAGGGTTAAATTCTTGCCTGGGCCGCTGATTGCGTTAGTCGCCGCGCCGCCAGGAATAAACGAAGGTCTTTTCCCTAACCCATACGCCAAAGCCCCGGCGTTAAGTAATTGCCCGCCCGTATTCTGCGTTCCCTGGCTTCCTGTGTATGCTCCAAGGCCAAACCCGACAAGGCCGCCCACAGGGCCACCTAATTCAAATCCCGTAAGAGCGCCGCCAAGACCTCCCTGTAATCCTCCAGATATTCCCCCGGTCTGAGGTGCTAAAAGATTTGGAGCTACAGCAAGGCCAAGCTGATTCTCGAAATTAGTAAGGTTAAAGGAGTTTCTTTGCTGTTGATTCGTGAGACCAAGAGAAGACGCACTTTCAAGCGTCCCAAGACCTAACTGAAAAAGATCCCGAGTATTCGTCATAGCCCTCTCAAGATCTGCGAGTTCAAAGCGTGTACTTATGTCTGCAATGTCTCTTGAGAATCCTTTTTGAAGATCTCCGAGGCGCGAAGAGGCTACGCTTGAGGATAGCTGATTGTTTGCGGCGAGCTCATTGCGTATCTGAGTAAAAGCATCTTGTTGGGCATCTATCACAGGACGCGCCGCAAGGCCAAAAGCTCTTTGCGTGATTTCAGGATTTAATTGAGTTAAAGGCGCGAGAAAACCTAAAGCGGAATTCGGGTCTAGATAATCACCCCTTGAAAGACCAAGGCCAGCTTCCCCTAAAGCAGGGATTGTCTTCTCTGCTGTTGGATCTGTGTACCACTCTGGAGCTTTGGGAAGAGAAAAACCTCCCCCCTTTTTTTTGCCCCCAAACAATCCTATTGGATCGTAAAAATTTCCGGCAAACGTTTTATGATTATTGAACAACCCCATTCATAAACTCTAATCCCCACCACTACTTTTGATTTACTTGGCTTGCCATCCAGTATTAGATGAACCAGATTCTTTTATATAAATGCTAGTATTCGCTCCACCATCTAGTCTTAGATAAATACTGCCAACACCCGCCGCCACCGAGTTTTCAGGGCTTCCGTATCCCTTATAAATCCTGATCGTTTCTCCATCTCCCGGCATCAGTTCAAAAAGTTTTTGAAGCATTCGATTTAAATCAGAAACACCTGCTGAGGTCTTTAACTTCTCAGAATCAAGAGCAACGAATCCGTCAGCCATTTTTTAAATCTTTCGTCAGGTTTCCTTGAGCTTTATCAATCTCTGCAATTCTTTTCTCAGCTTGAAAAACTTCCTTCTTCAATTTTTGAAGCTGTTCTTTTGCGATTTTCCTTTGAGAATCAATGACTTCCATCTGGCGGCGAATCGCGTTTTTTGTCTCTTCTGAAATAGGCATTAAGCTTTTATCTCCGTAATAGTGATGCTGGACGCTGACACCCCGCCAAACCTTGCCCCGCCATCCCCTCCATTGAATAAGGCTCCTCCGCTACTTCCCCCGATACGAACCTTGAATGTGGTAGAGCTTGTGGTTCCAGCGCCCATGTAATGCGTGAACTTGATATTGTGTGATTGGTTTGTTGCCCCATAACTCCACCCGGAAGCAAGGGCATTGGCCGTGCTGTCTTGAAACAGAGCGGCTATTAGATAAGTGTCCGATCCCGCATTGACAACAACATCTATCTTTAATTTGCTCGTTGCGCTCGTCGGAGTGATTGAAAGCGACATCACCTGATCGCCCTCCGTGTTCTGCGGTATTGAATTGTCAAAAGGAATAGACGTTGATCCAGCCGAATAAGTTCCGCTCTGAGTGTTTACAACCTGAAGGACTGATCCGTTAGGAAGGTCTTGAGCGCGGATCGTTTCGAGGGACGGGGCGGCGGAAGCAGCTCCGTCTCCGGTTTGTGTGTAGAATTTTCTGGTTGTTGTCGTGTTTCCAGCGAGCCTAACAAGATTTGATCCATCATGGTAGAGGGTGTCTCCCAAGGCCCCGCTTGTAAGGGAAAGATCCGAAACCAGTATCTTGGGCCCCTCGTTCGCCGTCCCATCGTGTTTATGCCCGCTCGTCGAATTCATCATGTCCTGAATGTAGGAATGAATAATGTCTAACTGAGCTTCGAGGTCTGCGTCCGTAAGAACTTCGCTTCCCCAGTTCTTGGTTCTTACGGAGTCTGAAGGCCAAGCGGCGAAAGCATTAACAGGGAGCGAAATAGCAAGGATAAGAGCTAAAATTTTCTTCATTAATTTTCCTCCATAACGATAGCGTGAATCTTGATTTTTTTTACCTTCGGTCGGTTACTTGTGCCGGAGTTGGTGATCTCAAAATAGAATTTTCTCCCGACGGCCTTATTAGGGAATGATTGCGTGACCACCTTATCCGGAGGAAGGGAAACAAGCTTGCTTGTATTTATTATGAAGGTTGAATTCAACAAATCACCTTCGGCGCTAAGGTCAAAAACTTTCCCACCAGATATTCTTCCGCTGTCCGCCGCCCAACCCAAGCCAAGAGTCCCGGTTGTTCCGTAATACTCTACAGTCACTTTCTTTAGCTTTAGCCGCGCATTATCAATGGGGAATTGCTTCCCCCCAGCCGTCAAAAAGTCGATGCTGGAAAAATCCTTTGTCCTATACGTCGCTTCCGTCGCGTTTCCCTCGTCTTCTTCTCCGGTTTCAATTTCATAGACCTTATCTTTCCTCGAAGACGCTACATAAATTTCATTGTTTAATTCGGTGAGAAGCGCGGGGTATCCGAGACTGTCGGCGAGGTCTTCGTTTAATTCTCTTTCGTGCCAGCGTCCGAATCGGGTGTCATAAACCCAGCATTTATTTGGGTAAGAGACCCCAGATCCAAGTTCGTTATAAATGAAATAATATTTCTTATCTCGATACACGCCAAAACATCGTTTTGCAAAATCAACTTTTTCAATCAAGACATCTTTGTTGAACTGGGTAAGCTCTATAAAATTCACCCCATCAAAAAGAAAAATTCCGAGCGTGGGATATTTGCTCGCAAAAAACACTCCCTCATCCCCTTTCGCGATAGAAGACGGAGCAGAACATCCTCTTCCATTGGCGATAGGACGATAAGCCACATTAGGAAAATTAAAAAGACTGAAACACCCGAATTCGGTGAAAACCAAATCCTCATCGCCAGACGGAAAGGCCGTCGCAATCCCCTTGGTATCATTCGGGAAATCAATCGTAAACGCATCATTTGAAGCGCTCCAGGCATTACCAGTGATTGTGATTGTCCACTTATTCCCTAGAGTATGCCCTGTCGTAGCTCCGAAGGTAACCGTTACACCGTCAGAAAGTGTTTGAGGTGATCCTGTAATGGAAACACCCGAAGTGTAAGCGCCACCGTTTTTCCTCCATTTATAAGTATCAGGCGTTCCTGTTGCGTCTATTTCTACTTCGTAGACATCTTTTTTTTCTCCTGTATAAGTTCCACCGCTTGTGAGATCGTTCAGGCCGCCCCCGGTAAAAACAGCCGCGCCCACAGAAGCATTAACCCAGTTCCCTTGCCCTGCCCTTGATCCTGCAACGCGGTTTTTATCGGTGACTCCCCCTTCTTGGATAAGTCTACTTTTATGATGATAAATTCTAGCGTAATTCTGAGAAGGGCTTCCTGGAGGCGTTGCGATAGACTGACCGATCTTTTTAAATTTAAGACCGTCTGTCTGGTTCGTAATCCAAAGTTTTCCACCAGCAGAAACGGCATGCGATAATACAGCCGTCGTAAATGCAGAGGCATCTTCTTGTGAAAGACTAGCTCCGTTAACTTTGACGAGATCCCCGGCTATAATTCCATAAACCTCGTCAGACGCTCCTTCTTTGTGATATGCCAATAAATCCGGGGCGGCTGAATAAGAAACTCCGCCGTCTGCGATTTCATTAATACCCTTTGAGCGGATCATTCCTCCAAGGGATAGGGCATCCCAATTTTTAATTACCCTTGCCTCATTGGCTTTAACGGCTTGATCCTCCCCGATGGTATTAACGCCCCCAGCGAAAGAATCAATCAAAAGAACAAGCTCTGTGGGAGGGGCCACATCTAACAAATTCCGGCTTGTGTGAAGATGCGCTTTACTCATCAGTTCCCTTGAGTATCAACGGTTTCGTTTTCGTATTCGTCGCCTGTGTCCACAAGAGGCATGGGATTATCAACATCTCTTTCGTCAATCTGGTCTTTTGCTTTCTGGACAAAGGAGGAATACATTGCATCAAATTGCGCGGCAAGCTGGGTCTGGCCGATCTGCAAAAGGAGTTCTCTTGCGGCGTAGTAGCAAGGCCCCTCCCTGAACTCCTCGGGGAGCAGAGAAACATCGGCATCGGCTGAAAGCTCGGTCGTGGGTTTCTTGATATAGAAAAGCTCGTAGGCTGCCCCGTTTAAAGACGTGGGGCCAAGAAGTTTCATCTTCCTCGTTCCTGAAAATTCCCAAACGTAGAACTTGGGAGGAAGATCCGCGTAATTTGTGTAACGCACTCTTTGATTGACAGAGATTTCGTTTTTATTGGTAAGAAGGTATTCTGTCCCGCCGATTGTAATAATAAGGGTTTTGGTTTCGAGCCAATCAGCCGGCAGGGATATTTCCTTATCCGCAATCGTTCCAGAGGCGTACTCCTTGACGTTCTTTGAATCAAGAGCAAACTGAAGCTCTCCACGATTCAGTTCTTTCTTTCGATCCGCAAGCGGCCACTGGTCATCCGAGCTTGTGTTCGGATCACCCAATAGACGGCTTAATTTATCTAGCTGATCCGAAAAGGCGAAACTCATACAAGAACACTCTCTTTCTTAAGTTCTCTCGCGTAGGCACTCACCCACAAATGAGCCTTTTTGTCCGCATTGTGATTTTCCAAAACATCTTCATAGGCGTTATGCGCAAGAGCTTCTCTTTTACGTTTATCTTTAATCAGCCTAGAAATGGCATCTACCCAAGCTTCAGTTGTGTTTTCCACTAAAAGACCGTTCTGTCCATTTGTAATTACTTCTTTATAAGGTGATACGTTTGAAGCAATCGTTGCCGCGCCAATGGCCGAATATTCCAAGTATTTAATGCAAGATTTATTCCGATTGAATTCGTTGTCTACGAGAGGGCAGATCCCGATATCTAAGTTAAGCGTCGAAAGCTTCAAGGGATATACTTCATTGCCGACCCAATGTTCAAATTTATAGCCATGAACGTCTTTAACTGGAGCCATGATGCGGTCATCTCCAAAAAAGACAATGTCTACATCGTATTTATCCCCGATGATTTTAAGGGCGTCTTTGACCGTCCAAAGATCTTCATAATGGCTTACGCCCCCCTGCCAGCCGATTCTTACTTTTCGCTTCACAATCTCAATCTTTGGGTAGATGTTTAAATCAATCAGGTTCGGGAGAACGCAGACGTTAGGATTAATGACGCTGAAAGTGTCCGCCAAAATCTGAGTCGTTGCCGTTACAAGGTTTGATTTTTTGAACGCGGCGCGGCACATATCCCGGCGGTTAATATTCTTTTCGATATTAAAATACTCTTCTCCGTCCGGGCCTTTCATGCCGTCCTTCCATACTTCTTCAATCGTGCCGTCTGCCCATTTAAAGGAGTATTCCTTAACGCCAATCCATCGATAATACGGATTCAAGGGGGATGTCGAAAAAGGATCGTCATCGTAATCTGAGACAAGCACTTTTCCGGCTTTTTGAACGGAGCGAACAAACTTGAACCACTCCTCACTTGAGGGTCTTGGAAGCAAGATCACATCCGCTTCAAGTATCTTCGCCATATTCTCCTCAGAATCGAGCTGATCCCCTAATTCGATTAAACGAACGTCTGCCAGTTCATGCTGTGCGATTTTGTTCAATGGCTGAAAAATCCGGTAAAAGTTGCAAGCCTTATCGTCTCTCTCCACCCCTAAGATACGCATACTTCCTCCAGTTCATAATCAAGCTGTCTCATTACTTTTTTCATACTAAAAGCATCATCAAAACCGTAAGGCGATTTATTAGGATATCCCAAAAGATCGGGCGTTTTCCCGTCTTCTTCTGAGGCGAGCCTCGCCCATCCAAAATCTATCAATTTGATTACCTCGTCCTTAACCATAAGGTTATCAAGTCTGATATCCCGGTGAACGATGCCTAAAGTTTTAAGCTGTAAAATAATCTCTATTAACTGCTCTTTCCAGTTCTCGGGAAGGTTCTCGGGACGCAAAGATTCGCCGCAATCATCGGTTTTAAGAGTTGTCTCATCATGGCTGATAATCTTCGGGAAGTTTTCTCCGGAAAGAAGCCTTAAGATACGCGCTTCATTAGCTATGAGGTCATGGTTCTTGAATCGGTACTGCTTCTTTTCTACTGTTCCGTCTCCTAAAGAGACAATGCTTGTGGCCCCTTTGTGATAAGGATGAAAAGCGCCAACTGTCGGATCATCCGGAGCAACCCAGCCAATACTTGATTTCTTGAGCGATTCAAGCAGTTCTTTCGGAGTCGCGGTCCCCAGGTATCTCTCATAGCTGTTAAATCCCTTATGGTGTACGGCGTGATACGAAAGGGCGACGCGGTGCATGACCGGATTGGGGGTAAAGAATCCTCTTTTGTTCCATTCCCGGCTTTTAAGAATCTCTAACTGAAACTCGTAGGGATAATAGTTGTCTCCGACATGGCGAACGTCACAAAGAATATAAGAATCACCTATGGGTATTTTGTGCTGAACCCTTGGCAGATCGTGGACAATTTCGATCTTATCTCCAAAAACTTCACGAAAATGCTCGAAATCATAGACTAGAAGATCAAGGTCGGAATGGGGACCGACTTTAACGTCATATGGAAGATTCTCCCAATTGCGAAGAACGACATATTCAAAGTCGATGTCGTTCAAATAGGAAAAGAATTGAGCTAAGTCACGCATTTTGACCGCTCCTTTTCCTTGGCTAGGAGTTTTTGAGTTCCTTCAATTCCCCATTGATCGAAGGCTTCCAAGGTATGAATCTTGTGCGGGAACTTATGATGGATGACCTCAATACCAGCATCATTCATCATCTTTTCATTAAGGTACTTTTCTATAGCGTCAGGATTGGTGAGGTACTGATCGCATTCGTAATACTTGCAAAGCTCGATGATCCTCTCCGTCCCTCTCGCCTCTGTCGGGAAATCGTATCTCAGTTTTGCTGTGTCGATTCCTAGAGTGAGACAAAGAGCGCGAATCCACGCTTCATTGACTACCGTAAGACGTTCTCCGTTTACATACTTTTTATCCTTGATGTTTTTAAGGCCAGACTGAACCGGCATCGTCCACCACTTCCCAAAGACCTCGGCCCGGTTCTGATAGCCGTTTTTCTCGAACTGGCAATTGACCATAAGCACAAAGATATCGGCTTTGTTGATCTTGTCCATATAGGCTAACCACGGACAAAAATTAGGCTGATGCGCGGCTAAAAGCATTCAATTTTTCCTTTAGAGTTGCAGGCGTAAATCGCCACGGATGGAAATACCATTTGCTGTGGCTTGGGTCGAAGTCTTCCCGGTCGAGACATTTCCAGCCATCTTTTACATTAACCAACTCAATGCCGTGTTTCTCGCAGATAATAGAGGTTCCAATGTTGTGCCGGTTAAAGGGTGGAACGAAGATCTTTGTATCAAGAAGCTTGCAAGATACGACAATGCTTAATTCCTGAGCGCTCGGAGCCATTTCGGAATGATCTGCATGTAAAAGCCCGTGAGATACCGTCTTCCCAGGCAGGTTTTTGTAAAGATGGCACTCGTCCACATCGTAAAACCATTGAAGCGGCTTATCTTTAAAGGGAGCCCCCGGGTAAACAGAGCCTTGATTGTTCCATTTCCCGAGGATGGAGGCTACAGACCAAAACTCGGCCAAAGGGAACATCTGCATTATGACCTTATGCATCAAATCAAGTTCAAAAAAATCCGTGTTCGGATTCACATCGTCACAACGAAAAATCATTTAATCCTAACCTTTACCTTCTCAACCTGGTCATTTCCGATAGGAACAAGGCGAATGTCGTAACAATCCTCTTCGCTCCAAGCGATATGCTTATCCGGATTGACCACATAGACCTTATCTTTCTCAATCGATAAGTCCTTTTTGATTTCGTAATCCTTCAATTCTGTTTTTTTCTTAGGCATTCTTTACCTCCGGATTCCAAGCAATCGGCCTGCCGACTTCCGCCGAATAAACCGCGTGCTCGATTGATTTAATGTGTAACGGGTGATGCCCCGACCAATGGCCGATATCTTCAAAAGTGACTTTATCCGTCCAGCCTATCTTCGGGTCTTTCTCGATGACAATCTGATTCAGGATATGAAATGCCCCGGTGATTCCGGATACATCCACCTGCTCAAAGTAAATTCCATCGATCATATTCTTTTTCATCGTCCAGACCCCGCCAACGATCTCGGACGGGATGAAATCGCCCTCTTTTCGGCTTAGATCACCGTGTTTAAAAGCGGCGTTTGAAGGAGTAACGTTCGGGCTAATGATGTCGGCATTGGATGTTTCTAGGATAGAGAGGAGGTCGTTCATCCAGTTTTTAGAGACGATGCAGTCGCTGTCCACTTTAGAGATGTAATCAATTCCGAATTCTTTATCGAGGTCTTTCACCCAGGAAATGAAGTCAATAATGACCTTTCTCAGGCCTTTGTTTTCCTGGAATACGAAGTGAGCGGAAATCCCTGATTGTTCAATAATCTCTCTCGTTCCATCATTTGAGCCGTCATCAACGATATAAAAATAAACGCGGCTTCCGTAATCCTGGGCCAACTTGATGGCCTCAAGGCAAAGCTTCGTGTATTCCGGTCTTTTATAGCAAGGAACTAGAACCGCGACGGATTTCATCTAGGGCTCCTTTCGCTTCTTTGACCGCATCTGCAAGGACATTAAATTCTTCCTCAGTAAACTCCAGCCGAATGTCTCTGACTTTAAAATGGATGTAAAATTCGTCTTTGAGGTCTGCGCCTTCTGAAAATATTTTCCCTTCATTCGGGACATAGAGATTCTTATTAAGATTGATCTTTAACCCTTCATCCACCGGGAAACGGGCAACGTCTTTACGGCAAAGCTCCGAATGCTTCCCGACAGGCTGGCCCTTTTTCATCCACCGAGCGAAAGCATCAGCAAAGCCTTTCCCCATACTCAGCCAATCCTGGAAATTTAAATTAATGCGAAGATTCCTATAGTGAAAATGGAACGTCTCACAGCTTTCAACAACAAATCGGTTGTTAAAGATTGCCTTCGGAGGCAACGGGCGCTCCGCCAAGGTTTGTATTGTCTGTCCCATAACGCACCACCACCCTTTTCTTTGATTCTTTTAAAATCCGGTTCTTGATTGCCTGCTGAAGCTTCACGATCTTTAACTTGTCACCTTCAATGATCATCTTTTTAATACGCTTCCAATACCGACTATTTTCATTCGACCAAATGTCTTTCCCCACTCCAATGAAAGGCCCTATGATATTTCGCATCATGTTGTAAAACGTAGGAGATACGTTAAAATCCCACTTAAAATCTTTATTCGGACTCCAACCGTAGGTTCCAGTAAAAGTCCCCTTTTTTGTCACGGTTTCAATAAACTTCTTGTCCTGGTAATATCTTTGCCTCTCGTTTTCCATGATCTGCGGCAAATGCTCTACAAGCAATAAAGCTTTGTGAATCCAAACGCTCATTACAAGGTCTGCAAGGGCGTTAGGGCCGCGCAGTTTCGCACCGCCTCCCATTACTCTTGGAGTAGCGTTTAGAATCGCCTGATAAGTAATCTGCTCATCGAATGTATTCATAATAGACCCGCGTTTGACGGATGCGCGGCCCCCGTTTTCATTAACTTACCGTTCCAGAAGTCTTCACGCCGGAAATCTTACCGTGCGCCTTCTGGTTACCCCATTCAAGGGTCATTTCAGCCTCAACCCAACCGCGAATTGCGGAATTGGTCTGCGCCCCTTTGAATTGCTCAATGTCACGGAGAACCGCAACACGGATCATATCTGGAGTAACAATATGAATCTTCTCGGGACGGATGAAGTGATCGGGAACAATATCAAGCGTTCCAAAGCTACCTTCGTACTTGTTGATATTAGAGATCATCATCCGAGCTGACTGGTTAATCTGGAAAGAAAAACCCGTCTTCGCCGAGAAGGTTTCAGAAACCTGCCGCTTCGACTGACCACCGCAGAACATCACTCGGGGATCTCCGCCTTCGTTCCAAATCTTCTGAAGGATTCGGGAAACGTGCGATTCCTGAAGGAAGGTGGAAACACCAGCCTTGGAAACAACGTTTGTGGTGATAGCCTTAGAAAGACCCTTTGAGACGCGAGCAACAGCTGAGGTACCAGCGGCAGAGTTAGCCGTAGACTGTATGATTTTCTCATAGTCCGTGGTCAACTCTTTCAGGGCCTTCATGATTTCCCGGGCTACGTCATTTCTCACGCCAGCCGTGGTAACAGCCTGCTGAGTAAACGACACATCCCAAGGGCGAAGTCGAATCTGGCAGTAATTCTGCCGACGAGTACGGACTTTACGCTTTGCGTAAGAAACCGTCGCGCCTTCAACAACGCCCGCTTTGCTTGCAGAGGCAAGAGAGTCTTCCTGCCATTCGTGCTTGGTGGAAATGGCTTTTACTTTACGAGCCATACCGAACATAGGTGCAGAGTCAACGAACAAATCAGCAATCGTGTCCGTCAAACCTTCCCTATTTCCTACTGTGTTATACGTATCCTGTCTCGATGACATTTAAGCGCTCCTCAGCGCTCGAAGAAATTCTCAGGAATCAAAGACGCAACAAAATCAAGCTTGTCGTAATAGGTGCCATTTACGGCTCGGTTACGAAGCTTTTCCTTGCTTTCTTTGTTCGTCGTTTGAATCCGGCTCTTTCCCTCAAGAGCTGTTTTTTTCTTGAGAGCCTGAACCTGCTGGGACGCTTTCACGAGCTTCTGTTTACCGGAGGCGGACAGCTTGATTTCCTGAAATCTTTCAGCCGCAAGAACCATAGCCTCAGCCATTCCCGTTTCTGAACGCTGGAGGGACGAATATCTCTGGTAGATCGCGCTTGCGAGATTCCAAAGCTCCCCTTTTCCCTGCTTAACGTTCGGATCGAGATCGGCCACGCTTTCGAGGATCGGCTTCAGATTCTCAACCTGCCTGTTATAAGTGCGGTGAGGCGCTTCCTGAAGGGCCTTTACAGCGTTCCTGTGCAGTTTCCGGAGCTGTTGAAGCTTATCCTTATTCTGTTCAAGCAACGCTTCGTCCCTCGCGTCCTCTGTCTGCTCAATCAAAACTTTCAGTTCGTCAGGGCTTAACCGTTCAAGCTTTTCTTCCTGGCTTTGAGGTTCTTTCGGGGCTGCCTCCTGAATCGTCTTGAGTTTCGCCGTCAAAGAATCAATGCGCTTTTGCATTGCCTCTTTAGTCTTCTCAAGCTCTGACTTCGGAACAACCTCCTCCTCTTCCTCATTCTCTGCTTCGCCCTGAGTCTCTTCTTCCTCCGGAGCTTCCTCCTCGGCCTCTTCCCCATCGGTAACGCTGACGTTTCCGTCATCGTCTGATTCGATATTCAATTCCTTGGGGCCTGATTTCTTAAGGCCAAGCGTAGAAATGCCATCGTCTTGAGCTGACCCGCCTTCCGGTAATTCGTGCTCGTTGATTACGTCATCAACAAAGCTGTTAAAGCTCTCTTTGGTTTTGTCTGTCGGTACCGTTTCGCCGATATCCGATTTAGTTCCCTTATCACTCATAACTCTTCCTCGCATTTATGGCCCTGGGAGGCCGTTGATTTATCCGCCTTTTAACGTGTATGAGGCACGAGTCTTTTATCCGCTGACTAGACGGTAAAAAAAATAGAGGCTGGCCCCAGGAGAGGGTGGATTCTGCCGGAACCAGCCCGCCCGGGCTAAACAGATCCCCCATAATTATCGGGGGTGTATGTCTCACCAGATTTTTCTTCTTTTTCAATGGGCTTGTTAAGTTCATCTCGGACAATCACATAATTTTCTAGGTCGTTTTTGATCTTCTGGAATGCTCTGAGCATCCCGACCGTTTCCGCGTCGCTCAAACCCTGCAAATCCTTGTCTGTTCTTCGCCCCTCAAGTATCTCCGCTGATCTCGCGTTTAAAAGAGCATCGAACAGCTCCCCAAATTCAGAATTGAGGTAATGACTCTCTACCAGATCTCCGAAGTATTTCTGGTCCTCGAAGTTATTCCTCGACAAACGCTCTTTGATATTCACCGCGAAACCTCTTCTCTAAAATTTTAAGGGCCGATCTCTTAGGAAAACCGCCCTCCTGCATAAGCGCATCAAGATATCCCTTGAAATACTCTTTCCGATCATTCTTTTCTTCCTCTTTAATTCGGGGCATACTTTTTCCCTTCAATCGGCATGAGAGCCGCCGCTTTTTCAACCTCAAGAGCGTTTTCCATACGCTTGGCGCCAACACCCTCAAGGACTGCTTTATTTTTCATTTCTTCCGCTTTTGCCCGCTGAATCGTGGCAAGCTTTTGCTTCTCCTCGTCTGTGTAAAAAAGTCTTGAGCCAAGACGCGGGTCAATTTCATTCATAAGCATTTTCTTAAGCTCGATCTGCTTAACATCCGAGTCATTGGCAAAGAGCTGATAAACGTTAAAAGCTTTAGCTGTTCTTGACTGGGGATTGGAATTCTCTATCTTTCCATTGGGGACAAGATTAAATTTCCCCTGAATCTCAGCCCTTGAAACCGTAACCGTCTGCTCTCCGTTAAAGATCGTTTCTTCCTCATCTCCAAATTGCTCATAAAGCGCGTCGATCTGGTAATAAACTTTCTGCATCTGCATCTGGAATGTAATCAAGTCAAGACTCTGACTCGCTCCTTCCATTGTGGCAATAAGATCAATTTCGCGTTTCGTTTTCTGCCCCTGAAGTCCTGCCCCTGTTTTGTTGAGCGTGCTTGTAACCCCGGAAGAAGCGCTCCCTAATCGCTCATTAGCCCAAGACTTAAGAGTCTGTTGGACAAGTAACGCTTGCCCTTGCGAAACGCTCTGTAATTGCTGAATCTCAAGGCTTGCCATGTCATCCACTTCAAAGGGCTGACCGGGAACAAAACGAAGATTACGCATGTTCTTAACGCCGTTTCTTCGGTGCTTAACAATCGGCGTACTAACGATTCTTTGGTTATTCATCTCGTTATTAAAAGATTCTGAGATGCCTGTTTGAAAATCATCATCGAGGGCCGTGATTCCGCGAGAAGAAAAGAACCCGTCATCGATCAATTCCCGGGCAATCTGGACATAAGGCCATTCGCCGTGATCGTACGGAAGCTCTATGAAACGAAGAATAGAGGAAGGATCAGAATCAGGATAAGTAACAATGCACTTTTCCAAAATTCCGTCATTGTTAACATCAAACATAACACAGGTTTCGTGCAGAAGAATGAGATCATCAGAGTCATAACTCCGCGTCACCCCTTCCCGGTAATCTTTATCGCTTTTGTTGGAGTGATAGTTGTTCTTCGAGCCCTTACCCGCCCATGAATTCAAAACATCATCATCATAGTCCTGATATTTCTCGTCCTGCATGGCGATCTTGATGTCATTTTTGGAGAGCCAAAACGGATAGTCAATAAAGCGGGCATTGGTAATGTCTGTTGTGTCAGGAGGGACAACAACGTCTTTCGGATCGCAGGCTATTAGTTGAGCTCGGTTATATTTCTTTTCAAGGAGATCCATCTCAATATTAATCTCTCCGCCCCTTATCTTCTGGACGGCCTTTAAAATCTCTTCTGAGTTTTCCTCGAAGGAAATATCAATATCGAGCTCCTCTTGAATCATCTGAGCAATCATGTCATCCGTCACTGAGGGATTGAAAAGAACTTGAAGAACCTCTTGGGGGAATGTCTCAAGCTCCAAGAAATCCGTATATTTCCGGCTCTCAAACTGCCAGATCACTTTGAAAACCACGAACCCCTTAGAGAGACATTTATCAACGCCGATAGAGTACGGTTTAAAGAAATCCATCTTGTGCTTAATTCGCCAGTCCATGAGGATTTCGCGTTTCCTCGCGGCTTCAACGCTGGCAAGAATAGGCTCATAGGTAACAGCAGGAGAAACGCCATAAACGAGATTGATATAAGCAGGCTTGGCTCTCTGGATATCGGAATCAGCAAGAGGGAGAACATAATTCGCGGCGTCTTTCCAAGGCCAAGTTTTTTTGGGCCGAAGTCCAAAGCGTAGCCGGTAATAGTGATCGTCCCTTTGATCCCACTCAGAGCGAGACTGTTTCGCTTCATCAATTTCACGAGCAAGGCCGTTTACAAACTCTCTCGCCTCGTCGTTGATCTTTACCGCGTTTACGTCTTTTAAATTCTCGGGATGTTTCATGCGTGAAATGTGTACTCCGCTATATCGTTTGCAGGTTCGCCGCGTCCCACCCGATCTAAAACTTCTTCATCATCAGGAAGTTCCTGAAGCGCTCTTGTTGCATACAGGTCGTGCCGGATTCCCCAATTTGCTAGGGCGAGGCCGATTACGCAGTCATCATGTTTTCCATCCGGAGCCCCGTATTTAATGCGTCCCTCGTTGGTAATCGAATACTCAAACTGCATCAGCTCATCTACTAAAATCGGGTCATTTGGGAACGTGATCAATCGACGCTCGATACTCATGACAAGCTTTTCGATCAACTGCTGCTTGCTTGTGTTGGTAAATTTAAACGCCTCAACGGATACATTCGCGTCTTGCAGGTCATCAAAAATCGCGTCACCCACTCCGGTTGAGTCCAGCACCACAAGAGCATTGTTGTATTTAAGGGCAAGTCTCTGTATCCGCTCTTTCTGCTCCGGCCATCTGACATCCTGGAACCGCTCGAAATGGTCAATGTTCCGGGTCTGAGAATTGATCACAAAGAGCGTCGTAAAATCCTTAGTCTTGGCGAGGTCTGCGCCGATCACATAAAAGACACCCTTCTCTGGTGCTTTTGTCTCACCGACCGCACAGCGCCGAACGCCACGAAATACGCCCGTTTCATCGTCCAAAAACTCGGCCATGAACTCTTGGCGGAATAACCGCTCGCTCATATCCTGCTCGGCGGCTTTTAGCTCTGATCTCGGCACGAACTTATTAACACTCGTCGGGTGATGCCAGCATCCCCAATCCTCTTGGGTCTCATCAAGCCCGCGCTGATAAATATCAAAAAACCAATTTCGGCCTTTGGGGGTTGAAATAAAAATCGCCCATCCCTGAGAGTCGGCAAGCATCGGCCTTAAGATCTCTGGCCATACATTCGCTTTGATAAATGCGCACTCATCCATCACAAGCCCTTTAATCCCTGCGCCTCTTAGGGAGTCTTCGTTGTCCGCGCCTTTCAACTCGATAACTAGCCCCACCGGATGAGATGCCTTTAACTCTTGCTCGTTGTAGACCCACATCTCATCATTTCTTAAAAGCTTCTTCAGGAGCGCCCATGCAATCTGCTTTGACTGCCTGTAAGATGGAGATATATACCAGTAAAGCCCCGGGTCTTTCATGCCGCGCTTAATGATCTCAATCAGACTCATTAGCGTCTTTCCGGCTCTGCGGCCCGCGTTTACGACTTTAAATCTCTTGGCCGAGTCGTGTATCTCCGCTTGATAGTCCTGCGGCGTGTACGGGATCACTATTTTTTTGATCATCAAAGACATAGGTGATATGCGTGTGCTTTGATTGGTCTACAAGAGGTCTTGTTTTTTCAAGCCTGTAAGCCTCTAAAGCAATCTTTATCTTTTGTTGCTCGTTAAATTTATGAAAATTGTCGCAGAGATATTTGTAACCCATTTCGTAAAGGGTTTTTTTCTGCTGTCTCTGGCGTCTCTGTCTTATTGTTTCAGCCATTCAATCCGCACCCTTCTTAATGTCATCTTCTTCATACATCGCTCTTGTGCATTCCTCGCAAAGATTCTTTTTCGTGATCTTTCTCCACTCCGCGCACATCGGGCATCTTTTCAAATCTTTCCATTCATCAAGCATCGCTTTTGCCATTTTTCTGATCCTGCTTTTCCTGAAAATAACTTTGCGGAAGCCTTGAGCCTGCCGCTGATTTTGAAAAGCCGTACTCCCTGCAAATTCTGTTTTCTTCAAGCCTCAATAGCCAAAGCTCAATCTTGTATCTCTGAGCAATCGTTATTTCTGCTTCGTGCATTCATCTTCAATCTATTATTGATAGATAAAAATCTATTATTGTTGCACGTGAAACAAAAAAAA